ACTTCTCCTTCATTGTGTCGTGATGACCAAAGATTGAGATGTTCAACATATTTCTTTAATGATTTATATCTTTCGTGCATATATCTCCGATATTAGCGTTAAGCAGCAAGAGTTAGCTTTGCTTTCTTATGGCAGAATAGCTTGGGTTGGTGATCTCCATAGTATTCAATTTCTTCGATGTAGTAAGAACCTCCATCTTCATCTCTATGGAACCAATGCATTTCTACTTCAGGATATTTATCATAAAGCATATTGCGAATAGCTATGGTAATGCTTTCAGGCGCACACCATGCAGTATTAAATTTATAAACAATATGTTCTGTTATGTTATCTGAATCCATTCCTCTAGTATGAATTTCAGGATCACAAGAATTCCACTTGGTTCCCCAGTTGTCACAGCACCAGTCGTATTCTTCTTCAGACATTGTTTTAAATGAAAAACCATTACTTGTTTCTTTCAATTCACCACGTTTTAAGTCCTTTGGTTGAGGAAGTATCTTATAAAAGTCGAAACATTGTTCTTCGTTATCATCAGATTTAAGATGCTTTTCAATTTTAGTTATATCTTGATATGGGCCTCTGAATGAAACCCAGTTTTCAGTCCAATTTGGCATGTTTTATTTATGGAAAAAGGCAAGAATTAGGGCCAAAAGTTGCCTTTCAGCCCTGTAAAAAGCAATTATGCAGTTTCTGCGTATGCTATTGATTCCCAAGTACGGTTATTCATGTTGAGTACATCCCAACCAATTGCTTCCATTTCAACAGATCTGTCTGCAGATGTGCGTTTTTGTGCAGCATTGGTTATGGCACTACTCATGCCCCACTTGGTTTTATCTTTACCAGTAAGGAGTGCTTCGTGAATGTCTTCACGTTCTCTGTCAGTGAAGCTGAAGCGTTTGGTTATTTCTCTAACTGCAGGTTCTGCACGTTCTATAGGTGCTGAATCTTGACTTGCAATAATGCGATCCGTAATTTCTTCAAAGGTAGCTCCATTAAACAAATTACCCATATGATCTTCAAAGGTCATAAGAAAAGCCTTGTCCTGCTGGATAATGGTCTCTTCTCTGAGGATCTCCCTGTCAACACTGTCCTCCCACTTAGAACCAACATGCTTACGCTTTATGGCATACTTACGATCTGTGACAACCATGCCGTTAAGACATGCGAGAGTTTCTATGATAGGTCCAGCTTGGAGTTGACCCATCCCCGTTTCCGAGTTGGAGATCATAATCCCAAGTCTAACAATATCTCCGACTTGTCTTGGACTGATGTCTCTATTCATATTGGGAAACGTCGCACGTAAATACATTTTGTCTTCAGTAATGTATGAATCACGGAAATCCATATTATACTTGGACATAATGGGCATGACTTTTTCCAGGACATCAAAGTGGTCATAACGAGCATAGCGATCACTCAAGAATGCACGTCCTGTATCACCTAGAGTCCTTACCATCATGGTCTTTGGATTCTCGTAAAGCCAATGGTCTACGTTCTCCTTCAGGAGTAAAGGTGCTGTTTTAAGACACTTTTCCCAGTAGGATTTAGGTACACCAAGTTTGTTGGACATTTGAGTCTGCATGGTATCGTTGATGTCGTACCAGTTTGCAGTTCCAATAGCATTATTATCTAATGCAAACATTGGTTCATGAGTAACGACACGATTGTCGTCTTTATCGAATGATGTTGTAGCTTTGGTGCTAAACACTAAATTCTGTGTACTGGCTAAGAAATCATGCTTGATCTCTTCGTTGTGTTGAATACGGCCTACTAAACCGTGAGAATCAAATCCTTGTTTCATATATTCCTTTTTCTTTCAATAAGGGTCGTATTGTTCTTGGTTTGTGGTTATCTGTTTGGAAGTCGGAAGCTTCCATTTCAGACGCATTTCTTCTATCCGTTGGAGTGTCTTACCGTCGAGCCAGTCTTGCGACCCTGCTTCATACCATAGATCACCCTCAAGCGAGTCTATTGCCTCTGCTATTAGCATCCTTTCTTGCTGAGTAGGCACAATGTTTAGTATTAATGCATCCTCAAACGATGCATCAGGATTTAGTTCAGAATGGTAATTCTTCATGTTCGTATTTTTCGTGTCTTGCCATGAGATCCTCGTCTGTGCGTTGTATTGAGCCACGAATTTCGTCACTACGAACTTTGCTAACGTACCCACTACCGTCGCAGCCAGGACACGGCTCAGGAGAAACATCATATAAATCCACTTCTGTTTGAGTTTTAACTAAATATGCCCCTGCACCATTGCAAACAGGGCAACTGACACGTTTGTCACTATTCATTAGTTCTCCATGTATGTGTTCCATTCTTCCTGGAAAGACAAAACATCATCGGAAAACTCTTTTTCAAGAGCGTCCCAGGCATAGCCTTTCCAATCTTCTGAGTCCATTTTGTTAATCATCGTTTCGACTAGCTTTTCAATGTTGTCGTTATTGTTTTCTACTGGCTCAGGTAAGTGAGAGTCATCATGTAGTGGATGGTCCATCTTCCTCCTTATTATTATTATTAAAATGTCCATCTAGTATTTTAAAAACACGCTCACATTCATCAGAGTATTTATTGAATGAAACTACTCCATATATGAATGCTAATAGTTCTTTGTCAGTCATTTTATTTCTTACTTGAAGAGGTTAAAAAAGAACAAAGACTAGGAAAGAGGGGGATTATGTTTGTTGTTCTTTGCATTCTTTGCAACAATAGGTTTTGCCTTTACTAAATATCCATTCTGTATCTTTTAATTCCTGTATTGCTTCTTTTCTGTCAGATAAATGAATATCTTGAAAATCACAGCAATATTTGTTGTCACATTCTGCTTGATAATATGTATGTTTAGATAAGCTCATGCTCTACGCTCCTTTGCAGTCGCTTGTGTTTTTATAAAGTATGGGAGCACATGCATTTGCACATACTCCCGTTTTTTATACTTCCTCTAATTGTTTTGCTTTGCTTTTCCATCTACCAGCACTGACTCGTGCTCCATGTAGTTGGCTTTTAAGTATTTCTATCTCAGCAATTAACATTAACTTTGGTTTGTATAAGCGATTCATACTTACTTTCGTGAGCAATGGGCGACTTCCATGTCACCCAATGCCCAATGTTCGGTTATCTGTTTAAAAAGCTTTTACTTGGTTGCTTTTTGCGGTTTTTAAATGCCGACACAAATGGCATTACTATGATTGCAATAGGTGCATACAGGACTGCTTTGAGTAGGTTTACTACTATGCGACCCATGATGCCTAATCCATCATTTCTGATTACATCTGCAGTTTCATTTACTGCTTCTTTTGCTTGCTTAACACGCTTGTTCTTCATTGCCTTGTCAAGCATGCCGTCCATGATTACTTCTGTGTCTGTGTACATATCATTTCTTTTTATGATTGAGTACTGCTCCTAACATGAATGCTAAGAACATGGGAATTAACGGTATCACTGCAAATGCTAATGCTACCGTTGCGAATGAAACTACCCAGTTGAAGCCCGTAGGCATTATTGTATTTTGCTCTGTGTTGGTGTTGTTTATTTGTGTGTCATCACGTACCTGGATGTCACTCATTCATGCCCTCACGCATGTCTGAAGTATCATAATCATCATTTAAATGTCGGTGTGCTTGTAACTCCCAATCGTTGTCTATGATCCTAATATCTGCACTATCACTATCCATTTGGTATCTGAACATTTGTGCCCCATTTATTTAATATTAATATTTATATATAAGGGTTTATGTTTATATAAATATATATAAAGCATTCTTACCCTTGTTCTGTTCTTACCTAATTGTTAACTGATATGAACATGGAGATCGTAGCTAGACGCTCTTCGCTCATAGAAATCAAAATAAATCAAAAAAAGGGAAGAGGGGGATTGTGTTCCCCCCCTGCCTGTTATGCTACTTCTTGTAGCTGTTCTGCTTGTGCTTCCTGCTTGAGTGCAATGAGCATGTTGCTGGGTGCTCCAGGTACGTGCTCTGATGCCTGTGTGAAGGTGACGTGCAGTTTGTCCTGCTTGAGGTCTTCTGCTGTCACTTCGATGTAGAATGCCCAGACACCACGTTTCTCGGTGTTGCGGAAGTAGGACTCGTCTGGAATGAACGACTGACCGATGATCTCTGGATGGTCGTCTCCTTGGGCAAGCTTCCGTTCACTGATCCCTGCTGGAATGAAGCTCTGCAGTTGGCTAACGTCAACCGTACTTGCGTAGGTCGGTATTCGTAGCTCGACTCTGTTCAGCCCCTGGAAGTTCATCTTCGCTTGTACTGCCTTACGTAGTTCTGGTGTAATGGCTGTCTCAAGTGTGATGCCTGTCTCAGTGATGTTACCGTTGGTCTGTGGTATTGCTATTCGCATGGCTAACTCCTAGTTGCGATTGTTGAGCTTATTGCTCTGACTCTCTTGGTTATCCAATAGAATCAACTCTTAGGAAGGATGGGGATTACTATGTCCCTGCTGTTGTTAGCCTGTCCTTGTATGCACTCTGTTGTGCTGTTGTGTGTCGTCTGCATTGTGCGTGTCCAGTGTGAGTACCCCATGCCCCTGCCCCTGTTGTGTATGGCCACCCCCCTCCAACAAAATGCCGATGTTGTGCACCCAGGGTCGTCCCTCCCCTCTATTTTGGGGTAGATATTGTGTTCTATTGTTGAACAGAGTTTTGTATGTGGTATTGCACATAGAGTCAAGTGTGATTATGTGTAGAAGTAAATATTTTAAGGAGACACGGATGTCAGGAATGGTTAAGGGTGCAGGAGAGTTCAATGTGGGACGTAAGGGGGCAAAGAGTTTATTGACACAGAAGGCTAAAGCGAGTGTTCCGTTAGGAGGAATGAACTGGGGGAATATTTTGACGAGAGGTGGTTTGAAGATGTTGGGAGTGGTTGGGGCAGTTATGAGTCCGAGTAAGACAGTGAGTGCAGATCAGGAGAAGAAGCACATGAAGCAAGGCTATTAATGGATCTTAGTGAGGTATCTAGGCAATTGGAGAGGATTGCCAATGCTTTGGAGCATCAGAACTTTGCTGCTTATGCAATTGATGAAGAGGGGAAATTTTCACCAGAATTTTATCAGGTTTTAGTAGGGAATAGGGTTAGAGAAGAACGGGAAGCCAATGCGAGATTGGAATTAGAGAGATACGAAAATGGATCTTAGTCACATACGTTCAAAGCAGAGGATTACTTTTTTGAGGGAGTATGTAGACACAGGTGACGCAGTAAGGGCTGCACGGTTTGCAGGATACGATCATGGTGATGAGAGGAAGTTAAAGTTACATGCATCGAATTTAAAGAGTCAGTTGAGGGAAGAGATAGATGGTTTGATGAAGGAGAAGTTATCAGGAGTTGGACCCAAGGCACTGACAGTGATGGAGAATTTAATGGACCGTAGTGAG